CAAAAATGATGTTTCATTAGCTAGCACTTCTGACAAAGGAAAAATAAAACCAGCCAAAACAGACTTGAGAGTTGCTCCAAATGCTTTCAAGAAGATATATGGTGAATACAATTCATATTTTGGTATTTCGTCGTATGCAGACACAGTTGTCTTCACACAAAATCCAGAACATAAGAAAAGTATTTGGTATTGTTCCATGCCTGACCTGAATGAGAAAGCATGTGCAATACTTGCAGCAATGTGGGCCACTTATGGTACCGAAGAGATGGTAGATGCGTTATACCCGTACAATTTATGGGGTAACAACGGAACATTAAGCCCAAAGGTTATTTTCAAAGCCTTGAATGATTATATTGCTACACCAGGTTTTAAATCTTTAATTAAATCTGGAGCAATAAAATTTGATGATTCCGAATCCTACTTGATACTTGCAAAGAAGGTTAATGGGGAAGCCAATTTCAATTTATTCCAAACCCCCATCACACAACTGAAGGATAATTTAGCAACACCTTTTGTATTTGCTGCCACCGAAGGCTACGTAGAGGCTCACATTTGGGTCAGGGCAGACTATGTAGACCAATATTTACTAGCATATCTAGAAAAGAAGAAATCAATGGGTACCACCTAAAAAGTCCCACTTAAATTCTTCATTAATTTTGTTCCTGATTATGTTAGTTTCAATTCTTAAACACACATAGGCGAAAAAGTCATAAACGCTCGTCTTAATCCCGCATAATTTATTGACAAATAATCTGTCACAATAGATGAAATAAATTAAAGCTAAATTCTGGATGTGTAATAAGAAGAAGTTCCCGTAGAGTACCAATCTTTGATTTTAACAGATAAAATCAACCATACAATATCCCTCCAATCTTACGTTGAAGAGGAAAAAGATTAAGGTTTAACTCTACCTTGGGTTGCATGCTAAAAAGATGCTAAATTAATCATCAAGGATTAAGCCCCCACAAAAGTTTTGCACGTCATTCCCCCTAGCCAAGATTTTTGGGGTGATTCTTCATTAGATAGCAAAACTGATCAACAAATAATAGTTCCTGTTGCTTAGTAACATATACCGTTAGCAGACAAATTAATTTAACAAATTTAAGCTGTGCACAACAGCCCAAATGCTGTTGTTCCACAATAACACAGAGCACCTAATTAAATTGTTTAATAGCCTACTAACCCATAAGCACATGATTCAGAAGATTATTTATTTGTTGGAAACACATATTAATAAATGTTAAGAAAATTAAAGTATGCACTCATCGCAGCTGGTGCTTTTACACTCTTATCAGGTTATGCCTATTATGTGTGGAGGAAATCTAGAATACCTCTTAAATTCATAGGTCCAATTAAGCCATTGGATTTAGCCATTGATGTAGCCCCTAGCCCAACATCCACATTCATTGAGAGAAACTCAAATGTGTACAATCATTATAGTTTTGAATAAAAATTTAGATCTAAAGCTGTAACTGCCAAAGCATCTTATTTTGGTGCAAAATCTTTAGCTTGCCTCCCTTTGTTAGGTGGTGCTGCTGCATATTTAGTTAATCGTGTTTATTCGACTCAAAGTTGTTAGCAAATTCTGCACACTTTTACTGGGTCTTAAATGCATGCTTAATATCCAGCTTTAAGAGCAAAAGAATTTCTACCGAGCGCTTTAGGAACAAAATGCTTAGATTACAATTATGCAAAATATAATGATTCAAAGATGTGGATTGAAGATTTGAACCCTGAGAATATACACATTGTCATCAATGGGATTGCTAGACCTTAAAACTAGCACATAACATTTATTAGGGATTGTTTCGTATAGAAAACCACCCACCCTAACAGATGTTAAATCTAGCTTCCATCTGGTGGAGCCTATATTGTCAATTACACCATCGATATGGATTGGCAAGATTTTTACCCTAACACATAATACACAGTTTAGTTAGGGTTTAACGTGTTGTTAGTTTATAAAGTCAACACAGATGTTAGCTTGTTACCAACAAAGCTGAACTATCCACCCATATATTGCCGTGAGTCTAAAGCCAACATAACTCCTGATGTTTAAAGTGTTGACATGTTCAGACATGATTACTAATGCACAGTATTCACCACAAAATAAAGTTATTAAACTCGTATAAATCGTGCAGTGCAAAGTTATGGGAACGCCGTTGTCACACCAAAAACAGTTGTGTTGGGTGACAAATTTAATGAATTGAATGAAGTATTCACTCGTGCTGCTAAATACATACAAGCCGAGCTTGAGTAATAACCGGAATATTAAACAAAAAATTTGACCCCTTTTTCAAAATTTTTGTGGTTCTTTAATAATTCCAATCATCATGACAGCAGATTTAAAATTTTTGCCACTCCTTATGCATGGTGTAAAGAAATTTGGG